GATTGCAGCCGGGATAAACTCAAACATGTCTCATACCCGTTTCGTTAACGACAGAAAACGTTAGACCAAGAGTTGCGAACTCTTCGTTTTGCCCCGCTACCTTTACCTGTACGACGCAGCGCATGCAGTACTTCTCGCCTTGTTTTTCGTCGGACACAAACCGAAACTGACTTAGGCTGTAGGAAGCGGATCGAGTGAAATGCTTTCCGAATTCGGTTTCCAAGTACGTCTGTATGAAGTCGTGCACCGTCGCGTCTAAGCGCGAGAGGGCGTGCGTGCCTTGCAGGTGTAAAGCGGCGTTTGTCCGTAGCATCTAGCAATCTCCTATTTGAGGTGTCATCGATGGCATAATTTATGGGTATTATTGTTCGTAGCAACTTTGGAGTTAGCGATTGACGGATTGGTATCGCGCTACGTTGTATCCTGCGGGAGCGGGATCTGTAAGCCATCGGTGTCACCTAGCGTAGTACACATCAAGTGAGTGTACATTATTTGGACCAAGGGTCCGGCTCTCAGCGGGCGCCCCTCCGGGGCAAGTTCGCTTCGATCCGGGGTAAGGTGCAGGGCAGGGCCCTCACCACTTCGTTACGCCGGGCCCCTGATGGTGCAAGGGCCCGGCTCCACTTCGTTATGTCGGTTTATTAACTGAAGCTTCCGGTTGTGCGGCGGGCGTAGTAACCGCCTCCGGTTTTTTGATCGCTTTTTCATGCGCCTTTATCAAGGCCTCTCTATTTGCTTCCGCGATCATTTCATTTATACGCTTCGCTTGTGCCTTCAGCACTCTGATTGACGGTATATGGTCATTCTCATACGGAGACATCGGTTCAAAATCGTCGCCGACATCAAAGTCGTCGGCCTCCTCATCAGTCTCCTCTAGTTCACTGTCTGCTAACAGGTCCACTTTCATCTGTCTGACCTGAGCGGCTATTTGCTCTGATAACGTTGGTGTCCTTTTATACCCTAACGGCGGTTGCATGGGCGTCGGATCAAGTTGCTCATGCCCTTCTTTCGAGTGTCGTAATGGTGACTTTTTAAGACCTAAGTCCACCGGCGCATCTTCCACCTTCACTTTTCTGCGTGCCATCTTTGTTCTCCTGGTTTTTTTGAAAAAAAGCCCCGTTTTGTCCGTTAGAACAAAACAGGGCCAGGCTCTAGGCCCACGGCAGGGGTTATTGCCCTCCATACCTTACGTGTGCGGCCTAGTAGATAAAGCTTTCTCCTTTCGGCGCCACTATGCGTCGTGCTTGGATTGAGTGCTTTGCCATGACGTAGAAGACATCTTCACTAGGGACTGCAAAAGTTCGTTCAGTTGGGACACATTTAACGAAGTCTTCATTAAGAGCGGGGTTGGACCCGAAAATTCTAGCCATATGCCAGAAATTGAGAGTCGAGGACCGAAATTCTCCCGCAATACTGCTTTCAGTTCTTCGGTACTCATCGTATCGATCCTGGTATCCGAATGTAGCATCAGGGCTTGAATGGGCACCGTATACCTCCTTATTCAAGATTTCTTGCTGCCCAATATGTTGGAGCTCTTTCTGCCAGAAGTCTTCTTTGATTCGGCGATTCCAGGTTCTAGGCAGTCCGTTTCCGTAGATGGTTTTTGGTCGGATGCTGAGCAGGGTGAAGACATACCCATGCTCCTCAAAGAAACGGCGGTACCTATTAGAGCGCATTGCAGATATTCCATGCCCGCGCATCTCTCCGACGGGGTTCGATCCTTCAGCTGTTTGCAGAACTTCACTAAATTGGAGAGTGTTTTGACCGCCGCCAAGATATTCAGGTCGCTGTAGACGGGCGTCTGAACTGGTAACTCCAAGATATTTGAGGTATTCGCAGTATCGTGATCCATAGCGCGCTCTCGCTTCCTCATAACGCTGCAGAGCTAACGCCTCTCGCAGCACATTAACCGTAACGGCGCTAGCGCCACTTAAATCCGCGTACACAAGCGGCCGGTTATTAACACCGGCATTTGACGCGGATGAATTAAACTCAAGAAATGCTGCGTTTGCCCCACTTGTCGCCAAACTATCCAGAAACACCCGTGTACTTCCACCCGGGTCCCCTGGTTCCACAACAGTCCGATCCACGTTAGATATTGTGGTTCCATCCGGGACGCCTAAACCTTTCACCCACGCTTTGTCACCTAACGGCACAGTAATAGCCGGACCTTTTTGTTCCCATGGCCGGGCGCTTGTAAAGTAATCCTTCTCCCATGCGCAATTTTGTAGCGCAACATTCGTGGTACTGTCAACACCAGACGTTAAATCGATCGTTAACGGTGTTATTAAATCCTGGTCCCGGTACCACTCATTGAATATCATTGCATATCCGCGGAAGGGTAATGCCGACACCGCGAGATTCGCTACCCCTGTAGGAATGCCCAAATAGTCAGCCAAGCTGCCAACAGCAGCGCCAACCGATGCCGGCATGGCGATAGTAGGGAAGACAGAATCGTCAAGGCCGTCTGGGCCACCTGTAATGAAGTCCTCCCAGTCCTCCCATACAAGACGGTGAGGCACAAACCAGTGATGTATGCGGACAGATACAGGGTGCATAACTGGAGATAACAAAGGTGCAGCGCGAACAAGAGCGTTAGTCGCCTGCTGAATGCTATCACCAGGAAGAACCTCAGTGAGACCCACGGGAACAAGCTCCCCCATATCCAAACTGGCGAGCTTATAGTTCGATAACGAAAATTTTGACCGTTTCATACGACGCTCCGCTTTTTGAAGATACGTGCCTTACTTTCGATTTGCCTGCGTTTTCCTAGACTGTCTTCTAATACCGCATTCTTGAGAGACGTCGAAGATGTGAACGCAGCCTCGCGCAAAGGGCGCAATGTTTCTTCCGCCGCTGCCAAAGCCTCTGGCGGGCAATCGGGAGATCGTCCGATATACGTTCGTAACTTCCTTCGTAAATATCTCCCCAACGGGAACTTCTTCGCCCCGTGCTGTAATGACGTAGGTACATCGATCATCCTTTCGTCAAGTTCGTGCTCGAGCAGAACACTGGCTACCTCATGCATCATACCTAGGCCAATACCCGGCCTAAGCGACATACGCGCGAACTCGGGTTTTCTATTCTCCAATCGCGAGTCGTCTTTATCAGTCATCTTTTTGACTGTGTATCCGGCAATATATTGTGCGCTATCCTTTGTAAGCTCCCCAAGGAGTATATTTCCTTTTCCCCACGCTGCAGAAACTCGCGAACATGCTTCACAACATGTTTCTCTTTTTCTAGTAATTCCATATAAGCAGGACTGGAACCCGAAAATTGCAAGATGATAGTGCGGCCTTCCGGATTCATCTCCATACTCTCCCACAGCGAAATAACGAAACTTGCTACTAGTAGATTTGCGTAATCGTTTAATGAAGAGTTGGATTTCTCGTGGGCTAACGCTAGCATCTTCAGGGTAGTTCTGATCATTGTAGGTGAGAGTGGCGAAGCAGTTATTTTCATATTGAGCAGCCTCCAACATGATCCTATGTTGCCATATTCTACGGCGGTTTATACGACAAGGGAGGCACCTACCGCATGCGTAGGCGCCTCCCTTCATAATAAATGGTCGATCACAATTCACTTTTACATCCGGTAACCAATTCTCATCGGGCCTTTTCTAGCTCCCCGGCGACGCCTCATTTTCCTGCGTGGCCGGGACGAGTAGCGACGACGTCTACGTCTCATTGGTAAGTCCTTTTCTGCCAATAGGCTCTCAGTGCTCTACCTTCGGGCGAGCGTTTAATCTGCCACTCCCCGACGAGCGCATTGTAGTGCCAACGGGTGCCCATGGGAAGCTTAACGTGGGAAGGGGGATTGAAGGCAGGTCTTGCAGCGATCGCAGGAGCGTATTTATTCCGCCACTGCCACTGTAGTCCTCCGATGGCGTCTTGCTCGAACGATTCGGCAAGCTGTTGAGGCATTGTGGGGGCCCACCCTGTAGCTGTTCTAGCCCATTGGACCTCCGGCACTTGAGCGTATTCTTGCGACGTTGCTCCCGTGTTGACCGGCGAATAACGTTTATCGATTGTTGCTGTAGGGCCTTCAATTTGAGGAGCATTTCCCTGTCCTGGCATGCCCGTTGTATCGGGTCGTGTATTAGTAGAAGGCATTCCGGGGGGATTTCCAGCCTGACGGGCGGTTGCAAGAGCTGAATTAAGTTGCGCTCGTTTGATATCATTATCAAGTTGTAGGCCTTCCAATTGGACGGCCGTGACGGCGGCGGCAATTCCCTTCGCTGGATTTGAACGTGTAGCATCAATAGCGCGCCCGATATTCTGTCCTGCGTCTGCGATATGGCTAAAGTCAGCCCCACCAACAGACTGAGGAGAATAAGACACAGTATTTGCGCCAAGAGCATAGAGCGGATGTATGCCCGCTTTCCTGGCATCGTCGACTTTCCACTGTATTCCTGATTGTGCAAATTCCTTTTGCTGAGCATATTCTTTTTCCCTCGCTTTTTCATTTGCCTGGTTTTGTTTATTCCCTCCGATAAGGGAAGAAACAGCGGAGATTGCAGCCGGGATAAACTCAAACATGTCTCATACCCGTTTCGTTAACGACAGAAAACGCTAGACCAAGAGTTGCGAACTCTTCGTTTTGCCCCGCTACCTTTACCTGTACGACGCAGCGCATGCAGTACTTCTCGCC